CTTCTTAAATAACTCAGCACGTTCTTCCGTTCCCTTGTATGGCTCTATATCATACTTCCCAGATTTGTCAATCGTTACTGGTCTATAAAGAACTGCCATAACATAATGCAAGTTGTTGTTTAAATCCTTGCAGAAAGTATCAAGGTCAGCAAACTCCCCAGTAGTGATATTTGATAGGTTAGGATGAAAGCCGTATTTAACGCCCTCTATCGTAACGAATTTAATAAGTCTATTGTCTTGCTTAGATAAATACAGAAGCTTGTCGTAAACGCTCTCTAAATCGCTTAGACGAAATCTATCAAGTGTTTCTCTATCAACTCCAGTTAGCAACTCAATGGTTTGCTTCTGCTTCTCCAGATTACCAAGTTCAGCCTCTTCTATTTCTGTGAGCCTTTGTAATTGCTCAAGAGTAATCTCGCTTGTGTCTGTCGGTATTGTCAGCTTCATATTATTAAATAGTAAAAAGTTAATTATGTATAAAAATAAAAAAAGCCCCACTATTGTGAGGCTCTTGTTAGTATGTTTTTAATTTTTCTTACTTTGATTTTTATATCAAGTTTTCATTTGAATTTGTTAGGGTAATATCTGCAAAAGTTCTATAATCATACTTCTGTGTAAATTGAATTTTTTCATACCCTGACCTAAATTTGCCACACACTTGATTATAACTTAACTGAAAAGCACTATACCCAACCTTATCTGCATATAATCTAAGTTCTGAGTATGCTTGTTTAATGTTTCCAAATTTACCTAAAACACCATCGTGAACCGTGTTTACAATATAAACTTTTTTACCTTGATTTTTCATAGTTGTTTTGTTTTAGTTTGTTTTTGTATACTACAAATATAAAACATTTTTTTATAATACCAAACAAATAGCAAATAAATATTAAAATAATTTATCGAATAGAGTATTTCCCTACGTTTGGTTTGCTCTTGACCATTGTAACTGCGTAGCGTAAAGCATCAATAGCATGGTTATTATTATCCATAGGTTTGTTAAGTAGATATCCGTTCTTATCCTCTTGCCATTTGTAGCCATTAAACTCTGATATAAGGTTTGTGCTTTTGGTTGTTACGCATAGCTTAAATCGTTTCAGTAGGTCTATCCCTATGTTAATCGAATCCCTACCCTTTACGCATGGTTTTACGTTGTACCCTAAACGATATAGTTCTTCGATGGACTTAGGCTCTGAACTGTCTGCAAATACAACTCTTCGCTTATCAGTCCAGAAAGCATCCATTCGGTTAGCAATGTCAGAGTTAGTGAGTCCTCGTTCATAAAGTAATTCGTTAAATATTAATTTGTCTTCTAATTCGTAAACCTCTACCAAAGAACTTGGGTCGTTGGTATACCCAAAGTCTAAGCCAGTAGATATTAGCGTTGCCTCTTCTGGTATCTTGCTAATCATATCAACTCTTGGGAATATGATAGACTTAGAGAATCCTCGTTCTCCTAATCCGTATATCTTCCAGTAGTCTTCGTCCGTTTCTCGTAGCCTTTCAATCTCTTTGACCAACTCATCTGGTAAAAATGGATTGTCCTTGTACGTTGATTTAATAAATGTACAGTCCTCTCTGTTCAGCACCTTGTCATATAACCAATGATGTGTTTCAGATGGGTTATAGTCAATGTATATCTTTTCCTCTGTCCTTACCAGAAGCTGGAAGAAATCTTCCCACGTTAATTCGTTTGCCTCGTTACAAAATAGATAGTGCCGTTTAGCACCTCTCTTCTTTTGTGGTTGGTCTAAAGATATAAACTCAAATGTATTGCCGTTAAGCGTGTAGGTATGGTCGGATTTATTGTGCTTTGTTTCATCGTATAAGCCATGAGCATTAAGTATCTCAAAAAAGTCTTTCATTACCGATAGTTTCAAACTGGGTAATGACTTCCTTACGATGCTGAACCTTTTACCAGTTTCCTCAAATGCCTTGACAATAAGAAGCTGACAAAGTGAGTAGGTTTTACCACTTCGCGTACCACCTTGATTAACTACCAGCTTTGTAGGTGCGTTGTAGTTCCTCTCAAATACGTTACTCGTCTGTATTTTTAGACTGGACAATCTCTATCTCTATTTTATTAATCTTATCACCTTGCGTTGTTACATCTATTTGCTGACGTTCACTTAATCCAAGTTGTGTTTTAGCTGCATGGATTACAACGCTTGGTACTTTATCCTTTATACATTCGTAATATTTAGACCGTATAAAATCATGCTCTATCTGTTCTATCTCTTTGACCTTATCAGCAAACTCCTCGTCTTCTTTTAACCATTTGTAGTAATTAGTTCTTGATAGGTCTGTCATCTTTAGAGCCGTTGATACAATACCCAGAGATTTCTCTAACGCTTTGAGCATTCTCTCTTTAGCCACTTTTGTTCTATTTTGTTCCATAAACCTCCATATATTTTAGGTGTATCTTCTTTAACATATCTTTTAAATCGGTTATATCTCCGTACTCAATATGACAACCTCTACACAATGCTTGTAGGTTTTCGATGTAGTCTTTAGTCTTACTCCCTCCCATTCCTCTGGCATCTATATGGTGAATGTCTGTAGCTGGATTATCACATACTTCGCAAGGGATAAAATCGCACCTATCAAAGCTAAAGTAATCTAGATATATTTTAGTGTGCTTTTTCATATCGGTGCACCACAACACTCGCAAACGTCTTTCGTTGCCTCTTCAAGCGTATTATCTTCGTACTTGTCTATATTAATATTCAAATCGTTTACAGTAAACCCTACCTCAAATAAAACCTCTTCATCAAAGTAGTTTAGCAGTAGGTCATCGTCAAACTTCCCTCCGTTCTTATTTAGCCTAAGATTGAGTTTCATCTCTTTTTCAATAGGCAAATCAACTGCATAAGTAAGTATGTGGTCATTACCTAAATCTTCCCATGCTCTGGCTCTTTGATGTCCTCCAATTATTACATTCTTTCTATCCTCGTTTGAGTTGATAACAATAGGGTTTACCAGACCAAACTCTTCGAGGCTTTTCTTTAGGTCTTTAAACTGCTTCTTTGAGATTGTGCGAGGGTTGTATTCTGCAAATTTTAACTCCGATATTTTAACACTCTCAATCTTCATAACTCTCTAATAATTGTTTCAAATCTTTTACCATATCTCTAACGCACCCCCCACAAGATGATACGTTTTTACGCATTCCGAATATCTCATTATATAAATTCGTAAGACCTACGTTCTGCTCATGCGATACTTTAGTGTTCTCTAAGCTATTTACAAGTCGTCTAAGGATAGATAATTGGTCTTGTGTTATATCCTTTTCCCTTTCCCATTTACCGACAGGACATCGAGTAAAAGCAATCGCACCTTTTATCTTCATAAAGCAACCACACTTTTTGCATTGGGCTACTGACTTGCGAAAATGGTCGCACTTACGACATATCTCCATTCTCTCATTATAGACCTTATTGCTTGTCTTTAACTTCATTCTTTATATAGTTTCTTACGTTCTTGATGGTGTTAAATATAGACGTTGTACTTATGCTTGTGGATTCTGATAGACTTCTTATTGAGTGATCGGACTCGTAGTAGACCTTAAACAATGTCTTGTCGTAAAAATGTAGGTCTTTCATTGCATCCTCTACCATTTGCAGACGTTCCTCAAATAGTATTTTATCTTGGATTGCCTCTTCGGTATTGTCGTAAGCTAAATCGTTGACTATTGCGTTGGCATCTTTAAGGTAGGAATGATGCTTTTTCTTGAATGGTGATGTGCTTCTAAGATATTGGTTGAGCATTACCCTTGCAACCCAATAGTTGAGATGACCATTGTCATAGATTGTTTGTAGTTTCTCTTGGTCGTATTCTAACATTATAACGTAAACCTCTTGTGTTAGGTCTTGCGCATCTATGTCGTTACCCTTTGTAATCTTTAAGGCAATGTCATGTACTTTATCGTACTCCTTGCCTAGCAAATACTTTAATTCGCTCATATCTTCTTTTTAGAGCCTTTTGCCCTATGTTGATTTTGTGGTATATATATAAATAGCGTTCTATGACTTTTATTCCTTTCCCTCTGCGTATCGCTTTGAGAATGATTCTATTTATTAATCCTTTTTGTATCATAAGTAAAAAAAAAGGTGGAATAAAGATTTCTCTCTACCCCACCTCAAAACTAACTATGTGAAAACCTTACATTGCTAATATACTTTATTTCTTAGCATTTTGTTCTCTTGTTAATAACTCCAATATTTTCTCTAGATAAACTGCTAAATCCATAGCCTCTTCTTGTGCGTGTTTTATCCAGTCAGCAGTAGACAAATCTGTTCTATCCATTGTAGTACCGTATTTCTTTTCACCTACCTCTGCTCTGTCTAGTATCTTAATACAGACTTTGTTTTCAATACTACTCATGAGCCACAAACTTCACAATCTGGGTTATCTACACTACACACATCTGGTTGCTCTCTGTCGCTCATATCGTTAAGCCATGCATCCCAAGTGGTGTCTACTTCTGTTTCTCTCTCTTTGTTCATCTGTTTAGTTTTTATGTTTAGCAGTAAGGGTAGGAGTCGAACCTACAAAAGGGTATTTCTACAATCCTCGCCCTCCAGACAAGAGGGTATGTCTGCCAGTTCCACCACCTTACTTCGTAGTAAAGTACATACCTAATATGTACGTTATTGGTAATAATATTGCGACTGCGTATATGTAATTTTCTGCCATAGCTATAAATAGATTAAAGTTAGTTTTGTTTAAGTTGGGGAGTTCCCACGCTCCCCCTCTCAATCGCTGATTTATAAATCCTATTAAGATTTAAAATAGTTGCAGCACTCTAGTAGCTTACTCACTTACTTCCCAAGCCTATCGGCTGGAAAATGTCTTAGCATCATATCCGTATCAACTTTTTGCTCTTCTGGTCTTTCGTTTCCAGACCAATCGCACCTACCTTCTATAAATACATTTCTTAACTCTTGTATTATT